GCAGCTCAACCCTGACCTTGCCATCTCTACCATCCCGGCACCATTGCTGTGCCACAACGGACATACCTTCGGCTCAACAACCATCTACAGTGGCGACCGCGCCATGGCTCACATGGAGGACAACACAGTCATATGCAACGCAGCAGAGAATCCCAGCTGGTACAGGGCAGCCCGGATCTGCGGATGGGACACGGTGGAGTGGCCCGGCAAGGGACCGCAGCCTCCCATCAAGCCCATCTGGGAAGTCACCAAGCCGACTCGCACCAACTGCACATGCTTCCCCGAGATCGTGCGGATGGGCCGCTACGGTTCATGGACGAAGGGAACGCTCTCACACGAGGCGTTCTACCAGACCTCCAAGGAGCTCGAGAACCTGCAAGGGAGACTCTTCTGATGTGGCAGCCCAAGGCACGAGTCCATCCGCACGCACCCGTCGTGGCGCTCGACGTTGACGGGACCATCGGTGACTGGCATGAGCACTTCCAGTGGTTCGCCTCGATGTACCTCAACACACACCTGAGCTACCGCTGGGAAGACTCGATGGCCGGCAACGTCGAGGAGGCTCTCGGTCTGGACAAGGCTACGTACCGAGAGATCAAGCTCGCCTTCAGACAGGGCGGTCTTAAGCGCTGGATGCCGATGTTCGTCGGGATGGACGAGCTGACCTGGTCCATACGGGACCAGGGCTATCAGGTCTGGATCTGCACCACAAGGCCGTGGCTGCGACTTGACAACATTGACAAGGACTCGGCGTTCTGGCTGAAGCAGCACAACATCCAGTACGACGGCGTGCTGTTCGGCGAGGAGAAGTACGAGGACCTGGTGGACATCGTAGGGCACAACCGAGCCGTCTGCGTGGTGGATGATCTGCCGGAGTGCTATATGGCATGTATGCGCTTGGGCCTCCCCATCGCCCTTCGCAGCCAGCCTCACAATGCCTACTGGCGTCCCCAGCACGCCGTCACCCGGCTGTCCGGGTCACTAGACATGGGCCTCTGGGTCCAGGAGAAGATCAACGAGTTCGAGAAAGGGCACAAGTGACAAATATCCATACCGGGGATGTCCTGAGCGACATCGAGGCAGCTCCACCACCAAAGAAGACAACCAAGACGCTCATCGTTGGCTCTGCGAAGGAGGGAGTTGGTGATACCTTCGCGCAGTATCTAGAGGCTATAGAGCATGAAGACGATGGTCATGTATATCTGCCGTCGGTGGGAAGTCTCGACGTACTGTCTAGCAACAGCCTCCACAAGTACATTGATCACAACGGTCCTTTCGACAGGATCGTCTATGCTGCCGGCTTCAACCAGCTCGGCTGGGTAGACGATCTCACGCACGACTCGTTCGACAAGCATATGGCTTTGAACGTCTGGGGCTTTGTGGACGTGGTCAGGGCGCACAGATACTACTGGCCCAACAACCAGCTCAATATGGTGGTCGTGGTGAGCGATGCAGCGGAGACGCCGATGCGGAGCTCGCTAGCCTACTGCTCATCCAAGGCGGCTGCGCTGATGGCCGTGCGGTGCCTCGCTCGAGAGTGCTATCCGTCGCTCCGGATCGTGGCGGTCTCTCCTGGCGTAGTCTCCAAGACACCGATGACCGAGTCAGTGGACAAGCAGATTCAGAAGCTCCGCAACTGGACCGCGCAGGAAGCGAGAGACTACGAGGACAAGAACGCCACTGTGGTCGGCCGCGTCACCAAGGCTGACGTCTGCCGGACGATCATGTTCGCACTGAACGGTCCGAGGCATTTGCACGGAACCAACATCAAGATCAACGGAGGGCGCTCATGAAGAACTTCAAGATTGACCAGATTGCATTCTTGGCACGAACCAAGGGTGACGTGGGACCCATCAAGAACCGACTCGGTCTCGGTGAGGCAGAGTGGACCGAGGACATTGTCACGTCCAAAGGATTTGTCGCCGAGCTCCCGGCCGAGAACACAGCCAAGCTCCTGTTCAATGAGGACACAGGCATCCAGATCGAGATCATTCAGTACCTGGATGGACCGAACTACACATCAGGGCTTCGTATGGGTCATGTCTGTCACATCGGCATGCACTGGGACGGCTCTGGAGATCTCCCGTATTTCCCGGCACCTGTGGCACAGGAGGTTTGGACCCAGGTGCATACCAATCAGGCAGTGCTGGATCTTGGTCGACACTACCACTACAAGATCTACGACACCCGTGCCTTGTTCGGCGTTCATTTCAAGGTGATCGAGCGACTGTGAGCGGGTTCAGTGACGGAGTCGAGTCGAGGCTCAATGACACCGTTGAGCTGTACCGGGAGCGCAATGCAGAGTACAAGGACAACTACAGGGTTGTCGGCGATGTTCTGCATGACCTGTTCCCCGGAGGAATGCCGCCGGTCGAGAGCTCGCTGGACTTTCAGAAGTGGCATCTGTTCGAGCTGTTTATCGTCAAGCTCACTCGCTTCACGCAGAACTACGTGGCTGGACATCAGGACTCGCTGAAGGACATGCGCGTCTATCTGGCCATGCTGGAGGAGCTCTACGCCGACCCGCCCATCGCAGAGGAGGACCCGAATCCATTTGAGTGAGAAATAGCCTTTGGCAGACCCGTGCTTTCCCGGACCGAAACGAAGATAATTGATTCGGACGGGGCGAGGGATTCCCGTGGTGGGTTGCCCTCGCTCCGTCCTCCAAGGAGGGCCAGTGCGTTACGTGTCGCTGCACCACCATTCCACCTACTCATATATGGACGGATATGGGCTGCCAGAGGATCACGTGGCCCGAGCTGCAGAGCTCGAGATGAACGCCATTGCAGTCACGGAGCACGGGAATGTCTCGTCGCACGTGAAAGCGGAGCAGGCAGGCGCACTGCACGGCGTGAAGACGATCTTCGGGCTTGAGGCCTACATGGCGCCACGCAACATGCGTGAGACCAACAACCGACGCAAGTGGCATCAGACCATCCTCGCCATGAACGAGGAGGGGCTCAACAACCTGTACCAACTGGTGACAAGGAGCTGGAGTGAAGGATTCTACCAGTGGCCAACCATTCATTGGGATATGCTCCAGGAGCATCACCGTGGCCTTATTGTCACGTCCGGATGTCTGGACAGTGCTCTGGCGTGTAGCCTACTTGGCGGCAAAGGCCGCGCGCGAGGCAGTGAGAGAGACGCCATCCGTACCCTACGTGCCTACAAGCAACTCCTCGGCGACAGGTTCTACCTGGAGACGCAGCGGTTCCCGGAGCTAGAGCGAGCTCGCAAGTTGAACCCCAAGTACGAGGAGTGGTCACGCCGGTTCGGCGTTCCCCTCGTGGCTACGTCAGATGTGCACTACCCGATGCCGGGTGACAACGAGATGCAGAAGATCCTGCACGCAGCGGGGCGCAACATTGGCACCGTAGCTGCGGCCGAGGCCGGGTGGGAGTACGGCATCCTCCTCACGCACCCGACCTCTGACGCCCAGATCCTGTCGCAGCTACGGGGCACAGGGCTGTCGGCCAGCGGAGCGCGCGGGGCGATCCTCAGCACCGAGGAGATCGCCAGCCGTTGCAACGTGACGCTGCCTAAGATGGACCGCATCCGGTATCCCCATGAGGACGAGCCGAACTACATCCCCGGCATGACGCTCCGGAAGATGCTCGAGACGTGGCTCAATGACGGCTGGTACCGACGCGGCTACCACCTCAAGCCCAGAGCTCTGCAGAAGGCTGCGAAGGAGCGGGCGAAGTACGAGCTCGATATGTTCGAGTCTAAGGGCTACCTCGACTACTTCGCGATGCTCTCGGACACCGTCCGGCACTGCAAGGACAACGGCCTGCCCGTCGGTCCGGCGCGAGGCTCGGCAGCGGCGTCGTTCTGCTGCTACCTGTGGCGCATCACAGAGGTGGATCCTCTGCCCTACCCGCTGATGCTGTTCGAGCGGTTCGTGGATCCCAACCGTAATGACCTGCCAGACGTGGACCTCGACTTCGACGACGAGCGTCGTGATGAGGTTCGCCAGTACATGATTTCCAAGTACGGAGAGGACCGAGTTGGCAATATTGGGACGTTCACTCGCTACCGAGGCAAGAATGCGGTTGACGACGTTGCTCGTGTGTATAGCATTCCGGAGTATGAGGCAAAGAAGATCAAGGAGTTCCTTGTAGAGCGGTCGTCCGGAGACTCGCGGTTCGACGCCTCCATCAAGGACACCGTGGAGATGTTCCCTCAGGTCAAGGAGGTGTTCGAGGCCTACCCGGACTTCAACAAGACCATCGCTCTGGAGGGGAACTACAAGGGCTTCGGCGTGCACGCTGCCGGCTTGGTGATCGGTGCAGAGAAGCTCACCGACTATGTGGCCACCTATACCCGGCACAACGTGGGGCAGAACAAGGTCACCATGCAGGTGCTGTCAGTGGACAAGTACGACGGCGAGTACCTTGGCCTCATGAAGTTGGATGCGCTGGGTCTGTCAACAATGGGCATGATCCGGCACGCGCTGGAGATCATTGGGATGGATCTTGATGACCTGTACAAGATTCCGCTGAACGACCCGGAGACCCTTGCTGCGTTCGAGCGGGCGGACGTCATCGGCATCTTCCAGTTCGAGGGTCGCACAATGCGGATGGTCACGCAGGAGCTCAAGCCCAAGACCTTCATGGACCTCGCAGCCATCAACGCCTTGGCTCGGCCCGGACCGCTGCACTCAGGATCGACCGGCGAGTACTTGGCAATCCGGCACGGGCATATGGAGCGCGTGGACATCCATCCACTCCTGACGGAGATCTGCGATGAGACCGAGGGCCAGATCATCTACCAGGAGCAGATCCTCAAGATCTGTGGAGACATTGGCGGCCTTCCGTGGACTCACCGGGCTGCGATCCGGAGGATCATCAGCAACAAGAAGGGCGAGTCTGCATTCAACGCCTTGTGGAAGGACTTCCTCAAGGGAGCTCTCGAGCGCGACGTGACGGAGGAGGTGGCCCGCGAGATCTGGAAGAGGATGGTCACCGCTGGCACCTACGCCTTCAACGTGGCCCACTGTGTGTCCTACTCTATGCTGGGCTTCTGGGCTATGTGGCTCAAGGTCCATCACCCCGTCGCCTTCTACGCAGCCTCCCTCCGCAAAGCCTCCACAGACGCGAAGAAGCGCAAGGATCTGGCCCTGATGCGGGACGCCCAGGACGCACGCTTCGGCCGGCACTACAAGATCTACCCTCCGCAGCTCGGCATCTCCGGCGTGACGTGGTCGCCAGCTGTGGATGGCGTGGCGGCTGGGTACAAGCAGATCCCCGGCATTGGCGATGTGATGGCTCAGCGGATTGTCGACACCGAGAAGGAGGTCGGTGGATTCACTGAGTGGGCTGATCTCGTCTGCGTCTCGGGGATCGGGCGGAAGACCGCAGACAGGATCGCGGAGTTTGCAGCGGAGGACGACCCGTTCGGCATTGACCGGATCAAGAAGGACTACGCCAACATCGTTGCAGCTATTGAAGGCGGAGCTCTCATGGGCTGCCCCAAGCCGAACACGACGGCCGACGGCATCCCGTACGAGGACAAAAGGTCGCGGCACGTACTGCTGGCTCTGGTCAAGAACCGCAACCTCCAGGACCTGTTTGAGAACTACCGATCTCGCACAGGAGAGGAGCTCGACGTCAACGAGGTCCGAGACCCGGAGCTCAAGGACTCCATGACGCTGTATCTCGAGGACCCCACTGGGCTGATCACGGTGAAGGTCAATCGCTGGATGTATCCCAAGATCAAGAACCGTCTCTGGGATGCAGAGCTGGAGCACGACTGGATGCTGATCGAAGGAGAGAAGAAGCCATACTACGGCAAGACCATCCATGCAAAGCGTATATGGGTCATTGACCCGGAGGACTGATGAGATGCCAGCGAAGCCATTAGTAACACCGGCCAGCAGTCGCATGTACAGCAGGAGCGCACATCTGCTGTCAGGCGTTGAGCAGGACATCCTGGACCGCACCTCGCCCTTCCGCAACGGGCAGGATCAGGTGCACGACATCAACATTGTCATGACCGATGGACATATGGGCATGATCGTGA